TTGTTTCTAACTTATAATGGCAACAGCAACTCAAAAACAAAATGCAGTAAGTAGTAAGAGTCAGAAGCCAAAAGTAAGAATTTCTTATTTTGCTTCGGCAAAACACTTATCAGATAATTATTCTAATTTAGGATATGATTATCGAGGAAAAATATTGTCCAAAACAACATCTTCTGAATTATGGGCTAACCCAGTTCAAAAGCCCTTGTTTGCTCAAATTGAAGCTATGTTGACCTTTATTTTGGAACAAGTTAAATATATTAAGAAAACATTTTCTATAGCACACGATAAAGAAAGTACCAATATTAATTAAGGATTCATGAATCAACAAAATTGGAAAATATTTAATAAAAGCGGTAGTTTTTTAAACTCATACGCAGACATTTACTTACCTCTTACATTTATCGCTGATAATCTTGATGCTACCGGAGCGGCTGCTTTTGCTGTTACAGATCCTAGTAATTATATTATAGATGTTGAAGTTACAAATGGGGGTTGGGAATATCCTTCAAATACACAGGTTAAATTAGATTTTTCTTTTGGCGGATATTCGCAAATCTTAACTCCTTCTGAAGTTTCCATAGGATTCAAAGATGTTTCCATTTTTAATCCAGCTCCTGTAAATTCTCAATCGATTGAAAGCGTAGTTATTTCTTTAACACCAGACGTTTCTTTCCTTTATCCTTCCATTAGTTATAGTTCGGCTGTATTTTTGCAGCCTATTTCTCAAGGGCTTGTTGAAACTGAACACTTAACGATTATCGAAGAATCATCAGCAGGGGTTTTAATTAGACCTTATGATCCTATTAATCCTTATTTAATTTTTAGATTTACTGATGGGGATCCTGAAATTAAACTATTTGAAATAGACGAGGAAAATCAGCTTGTAGAATGGGCTGATGAAGTGATAATTGATACAGCAGAATATGCGGAAAAGACTGGATTAATGATCAATATTGGATTCCGTGCAGAAACAGAGGGGGTTTTTGAAAGAAGACTTAGGGTTTTCCATAAAGTAGGTAATACAGAATACCTTATTTATGAAATATTGGTTAATGCTGAATCTGTCGGGCCAGATGAAAGATTTGATACTCTTATAACTAACTTTGGATTGCCAAGTCCTAAAGCTAATCATACGCTCTTTAAGGAAGCAGATATTAATGAGGACCTTCCTGATTGGCAACTTTTAAATTATAAAGCAAAACATATTATCCTAGAACATGATAAGATTATGCCTTATATAGGAACTTATAAAGGCCTTATCAATGCAATAAAATGGCTTGGATATGAGGATATTCAGGTTAAAGAATGGTTTAAAAATGTAAAAGATGGACAAAAACTTTCTCTTACAGTTCCTTATGATGCTGCTGATAGAACAAAAACCCTTCTTTATTTTTCCCCAGATGAAAGAAGAAATTTAAAGAAATTAAATCAACTGTCGCTTGTTTACTGTTTAACTAGGGAAACAGGACAAATTGATGAATGGGGTAATCCTATTGTTGAGGAATGCTACAACTATAATATTAATGAAATCTTTATCAAATTATATGCTCTTAAGCAATGGCTTGAAAGATGGATTATTGGTGTAAATGCCAGGATTACAGATATTACAGGCGAGGGAGTTTATTTTGAAAGATTTAGAAACGTTGTTTATGGAACTAATACAATAGGGTCTGAAGCTATTTTTGAGCAATCTATTTCTCCAGACACCCTAGATGAAAGTTCAGAATTAATCCGAGGAGATGCAAGTATTAGATTAACTTTGGAGGAATTGAAAAAAATGCCAATCGAGGCACTACAAGTAAGATTCAAAGATTTATTGAAATATTGTTGGGATCCTTCAAATGGGCAATTTTCTTTGGTGGATGCGTCTTTATATTGGTATGACCCATCTACAGTTCTCGTAGGATCGACATTCCAATTTCCTTTTATTGATTTATTTGATATTCAATGGAGAGCTTCTGTAGAAAAAACTGATGCAGGAACTATTATAGACAAATTAGTAACAAAACCATTATTCGTTTATGAAAATGATCTTCGTTTTTATAATATTTTGGATTCCTCTTCTCAATTTTATGACGTTTCATCGAATTTAAATATACTTCTTGAAAATGCTATTTTAAGGGACCCTTCTAATGATGATTGGACTTCTTCTAAAGCTTATGAAATTTATCCAGACCCATCTGGATTAGGATATTATTGGATGGAAAGTTCATCCGGATTAGATATTTACCAATTTAATTCCTACGTTAATTTAATCCCGGATACAGGCTCGGTTCTTCTTTATGAATTTGATTCAAATTATAGAGTTCCTCTTTTAAGTTTTCAGAATTATAAATTTACTGATGCCTCCGGAATTGTTACATCTCTCCCAAAGAAATATTTCTTAGATATTCTTGATGGAAAAATAGTAATGGATTCTAGTATACAGGGATCAAAACCTTGGGTTTCCGACCCAAGCTCTGGAAATATTATTTCTGTTGAATATAATCTAAATTGGAATTATGATACTAGTTTAGATGAACAAATGATCACTGTAAATGTTGTTTATAATTCTTCAAGAATGCCCTTAGCGGTTTATGATCCCTCAATTTACTATTCCATTTATGGCTCGGATCCTTATCCTGCAAGAGTAATAGATAACAGTATTTATATTATGACTGTCAATCATACTGGGGATTTTTATATTGAAGTATTTGCATGGGATGGATTTAATAACATATATTCTAATAAAATGGAAACTCTTTATCCTGTATGGACTAAGTTCCCAAGAATTTATGTTATTACGGATAATTCCTTATATTCTGCTCCAGATGTTAGTAGCATGTCTGTTTTAGAAGTTAGCACACTTATATCAGAAAATCCTTATCCTTTATTCGATAGGTATATTCCTCTTCAGGGGATTTCATTGCAATTTGATGCCTCGGGATCCCCTTATATTGAAATTCCTTCTATCACATATTTCCAGGATGTCATGGAACCAGATTCTCTCAATAGATTCTTTAATTTAACAGAGAGAGTCGTCTCTATGAATAATCCAATAATTACAGTGGATCCGGATTATCAAAAATTTTATGATGAAGACGATATAAGAATAGTTCAATTTGATAAAGGAAAATATTCTTTAATAAGAGAGGTTAGCGCTCATATAGATTCTATTTCGGGAAACGATTTAACCATTTCTCCTTGGCCTGTTGATATTTCTATTAGTGGTTCTGCAGAAGTATATGTTTTAAATGACACATACAGAACGACTGTAAATGCTGCTAATATAGGGGATAATCTTGTACTTGATGTAAGCGGATACCAATTTGAAGTGGGCCAGCTAGCAGGGGTTATTGTTTTTGATGGTAGTACCGGATATTCTTGGGGTTCATCATATAGAGTTACAAATGTTGATGGATCTACTCATACTTTTGATCAAACTATTCCTCAGTTCTTTATAAATAATCCTGGGAAATATTCAATCAAAGTAAAACATGCATTTTCCTCATATTCTGATATGACAATTCCTACAGATTATGCTGTAGAACAATTTAATACTTTTAAATTATATTTAAAGGATTCATATTGTCAGGAATATTTTCTAGACAACACATTTGTAGTAATTAATATTCTTTTTGATCAGGATTATGTAAATCAGCAATGGTATAATGCTTCTGATAACTTAATCAATTCGGAATTCTATTATCATTGTAAACCGATAGAAGTAGATTCAAGTACTTTAGTCATCTTTAAAGCTGTTTATGATCCTAGCAATTATATGCTCGATCAAAAAAATATTTGGACTGTAAAAGAACATAATGAATCTAATATTCTTTTTAGAGTATTTAATGAAAGCGTTCCCTTTATATTTGATCAGATAGGAACTTATGATATTCAAGTAGAATCGTATGATAAATACGGAAACTTAAAAACCCAGGTTTGGGAAGGTTTGGTAACGGTTGTATGAAAGAAGTTTTAATAGTCGTTGATGTTCAAGTTCATTTTAAATCCGTTACAGATGAATATGTAGATGGAATATTTGAATTGTGCGAAACATTCGATGAGGTTTATCAAATATGGGATGCAGTAGATGTCAATACTCCGGATTTTAAATTTCCTAATCAGAAAGATGCAATCCGAAAGGAATATGGAGGGGAATTGATCGAAGAAGATCTTGACTATTATAATTTTTCAAAAAAAGATAAAAAAAGATTAAAAGAAGGATTCGAAACGGGTTTAAACCCCGGCGAAATATTTTTAGATAAGGACCCCAGACAAAATCAATGGTTTCTTTATGTTGGCGGAGCTCACGAGTGGTTTATTGTACCAGAAAAATTATTTCAATTATTTGAAAAATTAAAAAAAGAAGGAAAGAGAGCTATATTATGCGGAGGAGCGAGAATGGAATGTTTATATGATATAGAAGTTCTTACTGATGCAGTAGGATTAGATTCAACAATATTAGGAACTCATGTCTATAGTTAGAGAAAGTATAAATTTTGAAAGAGGATTAGATCCAAAGAAAGCAATGGGTTTAGGATCTAAAATGCTTGCAATGATTAGAGATCTTCATAACAAATTTCAGCCTACAATGTGGGATTTATTTGGAAGACCAGAGGATCGAGCAGGATTTGCATTAAAAGGAACTCTTATGCAAATTTATTTTGATAAAGAAGATCCTTCAAAAGCTTTTACAGATAATTGCCGAAAAATGAATTGTAGTATGGATCAAATAGACCTAATCCAAACTATATTACAAAACGAATTTGATTTAGAAGTTAAATACCTCGGAGATGGAAGATAGATTTCACAAGGAAAATAAAGAAATTTCCCCTCAGTCGGTTGACCCCTTAAATACTTTTTTATTAATAGATTCTAAAGCTTGGAGAAAACCCGGAATTATATCTGTCGAAAAATTAGGAAATGTTTTTCAAATTCAGATTGATGAAGATATATTAAAGAAAAATGTAACAGCTGTTGCTTTTTCTAATCAAGATGAAATGCCGGAATTACCGCCTGATACTTTAGCCGTAAATCCTCAAACTCATATATGTGTTGATGAAAATTATCTTTATGTTTGGGTTCCTCAGTCAAAAAGATGGAAAAGATTACCTCTTTCTATTTGGTAATTAAATATGCAAAACCCATTTTGCATCGTCCGAATTAATATCAATATTAGCAGTTCTTATACCTCCTAAATATCTAACCCAGACCCTTCTAACTTCTATATCTTTGGAAGTTACCGAAAAAGGATTTTCGGCAGAGGATGTAGATGTTTTAGTATTTCCTGAACTCCTTCTTCAGCAGATTGAACAATTCTTTCTTTAACAACAACTCCATTAATTACATACCCATAGGTAAAATATTCTTGAGGATTTTTAAGAAATCTTATAAAAAAATATTCCACTCTAAAAAACTTCTTATATTGATCGCTAGTTTCATATTTTCCTTCAATATATTTTTGTCTTTTATTAGACTTTATTTGATATTTCCCCCCTCTTAATTCAACTAGATTATCCAAAGCTTTTCGTATACTTCTTTCGCCATATTGACCTATTTTCATAGAATCCATTGGATCCTTTCCTCTCTGAAAATGCTGTGCTTCATCTAGATCATTAAGAATGCTCAATCTTTCCTCAAATTCTTTTGGAGTCCCCCATAGAAAATAATCATTGCTAGATCTCCATTTAAATGAATTTGATGGGAGATGAGCAGCATAAGCTGTTATTCCAATACATCCATCGGGATAAGCCTGGGGCGGGGTTTCTATTTGTAAATAAATGTCGGATTGATCAGAATTTGTAAATTCTCTATATTTGGAATTATCATTAAAATGATTTCCATGATCAACAGTGAAATTTCTTTTTACCTTTAGAAAATCACCCCTTTGTAGACTCATCCATTTGCCGGTAAGACCGATATTCAAGTTCTTCAAAGGATCCTTTCCCATATGAAAATTTATATTTTCTCTAACTACCGTCATCTATATCTTAAATTTTCCCAATCAATAAATGCTTCCCAGAAATCTTCTTCGTTTTTATCTTTGATACGATATTCATTTTCCTTATACCATTTATATAGCTTATCTGCTAATTCGGGAATTATTTGTTCTTCATTTTCGGGATCTGTAATAATTTCTTCAAACCCTGTGATTTCAAATAAGTTATCTCTAACATATTCCCCAGCTTCTAGACTATCCTCAAAAGATCTTGAAGCTTTTCCGATTCTCATAGATTTCTTAGGATCCTGTCCTCTTTCAAAATCAATATACTCCTTAACAATTCCCATATTATTTTTACTTATATGTGTACCCTGGTAAACTTCCGCCATAAACACGGATCAGTTCTTTCATTTCTTTTACAGGAACATAGTCTACCATAATCCATTGGCCCATTTTTTGCCAGGTTTGATCATGTCTAAAATCCCTATAATCTTTTAATTTTGCAAGGGGTTTATCACCTGAAGTAAATACAACTTTGAAATTTCCGCTATGATCTTTCCATATTTCTGCAGTTCCATCATAAGTATCATAGACATTAAAATATTGGGATTCACCGGTTCCAAAATTAACTCTCCCCAGCGGCAGGATAGAAGCATCGGAAAGTCTTTTTCCCCCAACTTCTGGAGGAGTAGAAAATCTTCCAATACCCATAGATTTAAAAACATCTCCACGATCTCTTATAAAACCACCACCGCCTGTTTTAGCTTGCCCTATTTCGGGAGCTGCCGCCCCTAATCTTTCGGATGGAAGAAGATATTGTGTTTTAAATTTTCTTTCGATTTTTTGTCCTTTTTCTACGGGCCCTGTAACCGGAGCAAGAACTTGTTTAGAAGCTTTTCCAACAACATGAGATCCACCTAATTCGACAGCTCGATCATGGAATATCTGAGAAATATCGCTCCCAACGCCAAATACTTTTTCTGCTGCTTCGGCTCGTGCCTGTGCTTTACCAGCATCTTGAATAATTTTAGCTTGTGTTGTAGCTAAGGAAATTTCCTTATCATGATCACCATTAGCCTTGGTTTTTATATCCTCCATTCTCACATAATCTTTCTGCCCGTATCCCTCATTAACAAATTTTGCTCTCATTTTTATCGATTTTTTTATTCCACGGGATTTTCCCATACATAGGATTATTTTTTCCTATTTTAGATTTTCCCATTTTATCTTTAGTTTCTTTTGATCTTTTTATTCCTTCTAATTTTTTACTTATGTTATGTTTTGTTTTTTCATCATGATGTTTATCTTTCATACCATTGGATTTCCCGATCAATCCCAATCCAATATTTTTCTTATGACTGTCCGATAATTTTCTTCCCCTTTGAGTTTCACTTAATTTTTCTTTGGAATTTTCCTTCCATAATAATCCTAACGCCCCATCCCCTCCTTCGGTCATATTATATCCATCCAAAAAAGTATTTGATTTTGCAATCCAATACATTTCTCGATTGCATAGGATTTCTTTTAAATCCTTTTTACATTCTGCATCATGTTTTTCAATTATCTCCCATATAATATTATTCCATCCATATTTTCTAATAGCATTATAAAACTTATTCTTGGTTCCTGCATTTACATGGCATTTATGGGTTCTTTTTCGGTTTTCCAAATTTAAAGAAAACCCATAATATTTTTTATTAGATGGTAAAGTAGCACAATATATTATCCCCGAAACCATTTCGTTGTTTTAATATTTATTTCCATTTTAACAAATTGTGCTCTCATATTTTTTTAAAATTTTCTTGCTAGATTGGGATCGTTTTTAAGATTTGTCTTAATTATTGTGCGAATATCTTCTGGAGACAAACCATATTCTAATGAAAGTTTATCAATAATCTTTTTTGGTGCTCTTTCTCCAAAAGGCCCTCTAAGCTGATTATATAAATCATAGGTATCTTGCATTATTTTCCTGTTTCTTCTTTCTATTCTTTCTTTTGTTTTTTTGTATTGGCCTGCTAATTCTTCCTCATATTTTGTGGATCTTTCTGTTCCTGCATCCATATTTACAGCTTCTGCGGCTAACGCATATACTTCCCCTGCTCGGCCCTCTTTTTCCATTTTATCAAATTCATCGAATGCGTTTATTATTTTTTCATATAAATCATTCCCATGAATTCCTTCACGATTTCCTTGCATTAAAAGTCTAAATTTTGATATTGTGTAACTCACTGTGCGAGGTTTAAGATCTAATACATCCCCTAATCTTGGAATAGATAATTTTTTAAAATCTGTGCTTTCCTCCTTATTAATTTTTATAGCATTACGTGTCAGAGCAGTATCCCCCCTGCCACGGGTATCCTCGGATCTTCCCATAGCATCTTTAGCAGCTAAATACATTGCAGCTAATTGTTGTTTAGTTAAAACATCCTGTCCTTTTGTTATAGCAGCTTTTTCTCCAGCGGAATATTCAGGAGCTTCTATATCAATTCCGTATAATTCTTCTAATGATTCGCAAACAAGTTTCATGGAACAATTTTATTATATTTATCTACTAAAAATATATAATAAAAATTCCAATGGATGAAGTTTTATACATTTGAGAAAAATTCCATCTCCTATAAAAGATTTAGGTTTTTTAGAGGAAAGTTTCTAATTCCTTTTTTTCTAATACAAGTTGTTATTTCATCTATTTTTGTTTTTATTATTTCTACTTATTATGATACTCCAGATGAGAA